TGCCGCCGCCATACCCATTTTTGCAAGTAATGGTGCTACTTCAGTTGACATTGTGTTGGCCGCCGCTTTTCTATCCTGTGGGCTAACCGGTCTTCCTTTGGCTAACTTATCTTTGATCTCTGCTCTTGCTTTGCCAATGATAGAATTACCCATGTCACCACCGTACTCTGCAAGTTTTCTTTCAGATATTGCTTGGTTTATAATGTCCAACATCATTTGGTTCTTCTGATAACCATCATTAGTTAATTCTTGTCCGAAGTGTGTGTTCTGCGTGATTTCGTGTATTTTTGTTCTCACATGATTTGCGTAGTCTTGCAGTTCTTCTTCATTAAACTGCGATAGATCCATAGTCATGTTGAATCTAGTTTCAAATTCTTTAAGCAATGATTCAGTAGTAATTGGTTTTGTAAGGTCTAAGCTCTTCATACTGTGTTTATTTATTATCTATGCTCCGAACGTGTCACTAAAGATTTGCTGTATCTTGGCCTTGCATTCGTCCGCTAGGCGGTTAGCGGCATCCAATCTGTCCCAGTAAACATCTTCCACTTGTTCATCCTTCTCTTTCTGTGCCTCTCTTATCATACGTTTAGCATTTTGAATGTCAAATAATTGTGATGCAAATTTTGTGTCCAATTCTATTAGATTAGTAGGTACACTTTTTCCGTCGGCTAAATGGTGTGCTACGAGTATGGCTGTTTGTTTCAAGTTTATGTCGTCATGTAATACATTGGCCTCCATCATATCTGCGATCACGTACACATATCTAGTTCCAGACCATTTCCTTGGCACAATGGCTATGTTACCTATCAGGATACCTTTACTAAATTGCTTGGGTAAATGTCGGAAAGGTCTTCTTGCCTGCTCCTTGTGTGCCAAATCCGCAAGTTTGCTCTTGAGACCGTAGGCCTCTATCTGTCTTACCAGTTCTGATTTATTTTTTCCTGTCATTTGCAACAAACTTTATCTTTCTATTTAAAGCATATTGCGTGTGGGTGTCAAGTTTCTTACGTACAAACACTGCCTTGTCCGCCAGTCTCTTGGCCCTGTCTGCATCTTCGGGAAGTAGTTCATCGCTCCTGAACGATTCTAGTGCATGGGCCTGTATGAATTTTACGTCTGTGTCTGTGACGTATACCTTTGCCTTAGGTGCTATTTGTATGAACATTTATTGGTAATAGTTAGCCTGGCATCTTCATCAGGATCACTACCACTGTTGAAAGTAGGCCTGCGACCACTGTGCCGGCTGTTGCTATGATTGTCTTCTGACTGCTCTTGTGACTAACTTGTTGATCCTCATTCATCTTTTGTAGACGAATTTCGATTGCACTCAGCCTGTCGTGTAATCCCTTGTATCGCTCTGAACAAAGGTCCACGTGTGCTTCTAAGTTTTGTTTTTCTAATTCTGTTGTACTCATATATCTTTTTAAATCTCTTTTGAGGATTTGCACCTCCGTTAGTAGAGCCTGTAAATGAGCCTGGTCCATTGCCTATGTATGCCTTTAATATTAGAAAGTTTGTGCCTTAATGTACTATTATTTATCGATGGGACCAGCGTATGAAAAGTACGTGTTTATAATACCGCCTGAAAGAGCACCAATGATTTTCTGTCTCTCAGTGCCTTGCATTTCTTTTGTAACAAAAGTGTGTAGAGGCAAGTGTGCTGTGTTTGTGCAGTCAGCAATAACTGGCACGAGGCCGAAGTCTGCCACTAGGTTTTCTGTTGGATCAATTACATCACCATAGACCCCTGATTGCTCCGTGAAGAACTGAAAGTGCCATGTGGTGTGTTTGCCCTCGTAGTAGGATCCAAATGCGTGATTTCCCAGGTCTGGAAGTTCTAATCTCTGCGGTGTGTGTTCCCACGTGATGTTACCCCTCATCTGTAGCAGTTGTAACATAGTTGCAAAATTGCTGTTCTGATTCCTAGCAACGGCTAGGGTTTGCTTATCGCATATATCGTTGCCTGCTTGGGTCTTGAATGGGAACTGCTGTTTTAGATTGCCGTTGTCCGTGATGTCTACTAGGGTGTGTATTCTGTATTCGTGCATCAGTCCTGGTACTCAACTTGTTCCCAATATTGCCAGTCTGGCTCGAGATATTCGTCCAACTGTTTTTGCCTATCAGGATTTTTCCGGAGCCAGGCTTTCAACTCACGCACACCTGTGTCCTCCAACTTCTTTATGTCTGGTTTGGTGTGCCTTAGTGCCTTCTCGTGTGGAATGTTGCCATAGCAAAGTAGTCCATGCTCCTTTGCAAATTTAATCACCCTATCATTCAAGCCGTCATCACACTTGATAAGGTGTTGGGGTTTGACCTCTTCCATTACATCATGTAGCCTTAGAGTGCTCCTCGTGAAGTGTGGCCACTGTTGCATTATCTGTTCGTTGGTCCACCATGTGTACCAGGGCATGAAGTAGAACATGTCCTTTATACCTGACCACCAACGATCGTCCGGGTTCCTGATCAATGTGAAGATTTCACTTTGGTCCTCGTGCTTGTCGAACGGTGGTTGCTGTAATATTATCTCTGGGCTGTAATCCCTCCATAACCATCTCTTAATGTTCCTGCCTGCACTGACATCATGATTCAAAAATCTCATACGGTTAAGATTCGTGAACTGCTTTGGCATGTGTTCTTGTTTGGGCATGGCATAGATACGAGGTGTCTTGTCTCGCAGTCGTGACTCAGGACCAACTATTATTTTTATGGCTTCGTCTAAATGTGTGGGCATGCGATTATTTACTCATAAAAAAAGGGCGAACCTAAAAATAGATCCGCCCCTTTTGGTAATTTACTTACCGACAGTCTCTATTACGAGATAGCCGCCGCAGTTAAGATACCTAGTTTAGTTGCTGTAACTGTTGCAGAACTGATTGTTGCTGTAACATTACCTGCACCGTTCAATGCTCTGATGGCCACTTGTAAAGTGCCACCTGAGATTAAAGTACCTAGGCTGTCTGTTCTTACTACGTAAGTTTTTTGTTTATCACTTTCAACCAACGGTCCTTCTGCAAGGATGTTAATGAACTGTCCTATTACAGATCTTGTCGCTTCTAAACCTGCTGTTGCAGATCCAGTTGACAAATCACCTGTCTCGTTAGTCATTGCATTAACAAAGTCCACAGTAAAAGTAGATGTTTCCACACCTTCTAGTTCTGTGTCCGTCACGTGAGTGAAGTTGTTTTTAGTTATTGGCATTTGTGTTTTCCTCCTATGCTATACTATTAAACAGCGATTGCTAAAGTTTTAACTGTAACTGTCGCCGCTGAGAAGTTAGCAGTGTTTCTTGGAGTGGCACTTGCCGCTCTTCCTGCCGTGTCAACCGCTCTGATCGCATCTCTTAGACCGTTCGCAGTGATGTGGTTAGGTGTGTCCAAACTGTCAGTTCTTACCATGTAAGTACATTCTGTGTCTGAGTTTCCTAACGGACCAGTAGCCAAGATGTTGATTCCTTGGTTCATGATAGCCGCTTGGACTAGTGCTAAACCAGCCACAGTTGAATCCGCTTGTGGATCTCCAACTTCTGCTGACACGTCGTTGATGAAGTCTACCGTGAAGTAGGTTACATCTACACCTTCTATCTCTGCCGCAACAGGTAGAGCTGTAAAGTTATTTCTTGAAATTGCCATAATTTATTCTCCTATCCTATTATATTTCTAAGTTTTCGATTTTGGCAGTTGTGCCTGAATCGTTTAAGTCAATACTATCGACTGTACCTAATGCTTTAAGTGCCGCAAGTAGTGTTCCTACTGACGAACCGTCTGCACCTGATTCAGTGAAAGTAAAAGAACCGCCTGCACCCGCTGGTGAACCAACGAACATGTCTGTACCTTCAACGATGTATGTTTTTGAAGCATTCGTATCGAATAATGGGCCAGCGCCTACGATGTTACCGTATACTCTAACTGTGTTTTCGATAGCGTTTAATGTTTCGTTTTTTAACAAGTGATTCGCTAACTCCTCACCTGCATCAATCGTGATGAACTCAAGTTGCTTACCAAGTAACTCTTCATTTGCCGCCACGAATGTTGTGTTGTTTTCCGTAATTGCCATTTTTAATCCTCCTTTTTTCTGATTAAATGACTTTGACTCCGCTCAGGAATCAAGTTAAAAGTATTTATAGGTTATTTTGGTAAATTATGCTATAATATTACGATTTTAGCCAGATTTCGTCACTTCTTGTGCGACTATGGAAAGTATAACCCCATCTTTGCAGAATATACTTTGCTTCATCTACTATCTTGGGTCTTTTCGTCTTTTTCATCTCTATGTTGATCACGGGCGAATTTTTCTGTAATGTCCATGCGGCACCTTTGAGTAGAGGAATTTCGAAACCGTCAACATCTATTTTCACGTAGTCAACTTCTGTGAAATTGAAACTGTCAAGCGTTTTACATTCTATGTCTCCGTCCTGTGGTTGTGTGTCTCCAACCTTGTCATTGAGATGTGTTGCATTCGTACCTTGGGTTGCTGTGTGTTCGTGACTGCTCAGCCCATAAGGATACAACTTGACATTCGACTCATGAATGTTCATATTGAAACATTCTCTGAAGTTAGGGTTTGGTTCGAAGCAGATGACCTTTCCAAATCTTTTGGCTAGTGGTCTGGTCCATTGTCCTATGTTACTGCCTATGTCTATTGCGTTCCGCCAACTGCTAACCACCTTGAGGCCAGATTCACGTTGTGCAAGTTGGCCGTCTCCAGCGTCTTCTAGGTAAGTGGGTTTGGTGTGCTGGCCATACAATACCCAGAAACTATTTGCCCCCGGCATCGCACTCTTTACATGCACAGTCAGGACAGTCCCTGCACTCTGCACACGATTGCCTACAGTGCTGTTCACACCCACACTTCTCACAAATGTATTCGATCATCATCATAGTTCCTTGAATTTTTTATGTATGTCTGTGTTGGGCAGTTTAGATTGTAATTGCTGTTGCAGTCTGTGTAGAGTCTGCATCTTGAGTTTGGCATTCAACTTGTTGTAGTTGGCCACTGCTCGTCTTATGTTTTTTAGATTGGCATCAGTGATGTTAAGAGATCTCTCTAGATGTGTAAGGTTCTTAAAGTGTTCTTCCCATGTCCTTAGGTATCTTCTCAACGCCATCACTGGTACAGGTTGCCTCTGTCTCATGGCCTGTGCTTGATCTTTGTTCTTTAGTTTCTTGGTAATCTCGGGATCACCCGACACTATGGCCAACATATTTGCTAGATCATTGTTGATCATCCTCACTTGATCAAACGTGCCTTTTGCCATTGTGTGGTCTGCATATGATTTAGCAAAAGACCGGGTGTCTTTGTTCTGACTCATTAATGCCAGTGCTAGGAAACTGAGATATATTCGTTCTGTTACTTCTGGAAAAGTGAATCTCTGCAAGTCACTATGTCGTCTTATGACCTTGCCCTCAGATACATACTTTAAAAATGGTGTTAACATACTGGTATTTATAGGCTACATGCAACGAAATTTTATTCTCACAGACGTAATGAAGACAGGTAATCACTTAAAACTCGAACAGTTCATTGAGTTACACAGTCTACCGGAACAGACTTTTGATATGACCGGCGAGTACTACACACTACACAATTATGACCTGGACAGTTATGACAGGAAGTTTGCTATAATTGACTACAGAGCACAAAATAGCAGACTGAAAGACAGTACAGAGCTTCACAATGAACTTAAGAAGCGTTGCGATTTACTTCACAGCCAGGGGTTTGTATTCATAAAAGCCACTCCATGGGAATCACTAGACAATGTAAATTCGCAAAAACAATATCCGGAAATAGACATAGAACACGTTAAATGGACAGGTGGCACAAGTTGGTTTTGGTTTTATATGTATGACAAACACAAAGACAGTAAATTTGATTTTGACCATTCCAATAAAAAGTATGACTTCTTGTATCTCAATAAACAACCAAGGGCACACAGGAAAAAATTATATAACAAATTATTTAATAATGGCATATTAGATAATAGTCTACACACCAACTGGCCTGACAGGAAACTGCCTGCGGAATATGAACTGCCATGGGCACAGGACTATCCACGATACGGCATGGACCAAGATATATTCGAGAAGCCATACAACGATACCGCTTGTAGTATAGTGTCAGAGACTAATGACAATGACTATGAAGTATTCATGACGGAGAAGATTTGGAAACCAATCATTGCACAACAATTTTTCGTAGTGCATGGCAATTATCTATACCTGCAGAAGTTTCGGGACATGGGTTTTAAAACTTTCAACAACTACTTCGAAGAGGCTTACGATCTAGATAAAGACCCAACCATGAGGATTGATACAATTATTAATGTTTGTGACAGATTGCGTGACGCTCCGTGGCAAGATATGTATCTACAGAGCAAGGCATTAAGACAATATAATTTTGATCACTTTTTCAATGAAGAAAAGTTAAGTTTGGAAATCAACAAGACCCTAGAACTATTTTTTGAATTTGCTGATAGCCGTCAAGTTCCTTCTTGAGAATCCCAATCTATCTACCAACTTGACAGCATTGCCTGACCGGTCAACTGCCACGAATCCTTCTGGCTCTGTTACTTCTAATCCACCGTCCGTCTGTTGGAATGAACCAATGGCCTGTGCTTGATTCATTTTCTTCAATACGAATGATTTCATAGTCTGCACTGCTTTATAGAAAGTCAGCATCGCCTGTAAAGGTGCTTTTGCTCCTGCAATGAATTGCGGCATTTGTTTCATCTTGTCTTGTCGAAGTTGCAAAGCCTTCTGTGCTTTGAGTCCTGTCATCTGCTGTTGCATTCTGTCTGTGTAGAACTTCTTGAATCCTAATAAGAACTTGGCCACGTCTGTTGGCAGTTTTCCCTGCTTGACCATTGCGTTGATGTACATCTGGAACATTGGTATAAAGTCTTGATTCTGTCCCAACACACTTGATAGGTTTCGTGGAACGTTACTCAAAAGTCCTTCTAACTTTTCAATGCCGTTGTAAAATTGTGTTGTTTCATCGTCTGTGAACTTGGCACTGCCTGACACATCCTTGTATGTGGCATTGTCAAAGAACACGTCATTGCTTTTGGCAAACGCACTAACGTCTGCTCCGCCTGATGCTGACATGTCTGCAAGTGTATCGCCGTTGTATGTTGTGTGAAAAATAATTCCCACCTTGGCTCTGTCTATCTGTTTCCCTAATTCACTTGCTTCTGGCACTGCGTATGTTATTGTGTTTGGTGTGAATGTAAGATTAGGTTTGCCATCCACATTCTTCCTAGTGATGTCATCATCGGTGTACAGTAGATCACCTTGCACAACTCCTTGTATATTGAGTTTCTTTAAATGCACAAGACACTTTAATAATTTCTGTCCCAACTGGTCTGTACCGTGATTAGTTGCTATGTCTTTCTTTGTGTAATTGATCTTGGCCGCCTGTGCAAATACCGATTTAGTACCCACAAAGAACTTGCCGTTGTCTGGGTTCGTGCCACACACCACAGCAGGAGCACCGTCCCACTTGACCGACACACTCATTGCTTCTGAACTTGATCCTTTGAGTGTTAGTAGTAGTCCTCTGAAGTATTCCACCACTGCCTTACCGCCCTCGTAGCCGTCGGTGATCACTATGTCCTCGATGTGTTCAAGGTGTGTCCGTTTAAACTCTGTTAGGACATCTTCTATCAACATGATTAATCCTCTTTGTATTCGCCGTCTTTGATTTTCAGTACGTTGATTTTTACGTCTCTATTCTCTCTGATACGTGCAACACCTTTGCTGAACTTGGATGCGTCCATGTTCTTCAGTGCTGAATTGAATTTTTTTTCTAGTTTGAATGCTGTGTCTTGATCGAAGTTCTCTCTGATGTATGTCATAAGTCTTATTGCACTTTCAAGGATGTGTGATGCTCTACTCTCCACAACTTCTTCCTTGTCTCTTTTAAGAGGCATTGAACTTAATTCTTCTAATAAACTTCTAGTGTGTTTTTGCATATATGGTATTTACTCCTTATTATAACATAATAATAGCAAAAGTCTACTGGATAT